AGGGTCAGGATCGTGTACGCGCCATGGTTGGCGAGGTTGCCCAGTTCAACCCTGAAGCTGCCGACCTGTGGGATTGGGATGATGACATCCGCGTGTACGCCAAACGGGTCGGTATTGACGCCACCCTCATCAAGTCTTCGGATGAGGTTGCGCAGATCCGCCAGCAGCGTGCCGAGGAGCAGGCACAACGGCAACAGCTTGCCGTTCAGCAGACTCAGGCCAACATTGCCGAGACTTTATCCAAGGCGAAGACCAGTGAGGATAACGCCTTGACCCAGCTTATGAATCAGCAAAGGGTTGCGCCTTGACCAAGAGCCAGAAGAAAATCTCCCAGGAAACCAAGGACCTGGGGGATGTGCTTTCCTCTGTAGCCGGGCGTCGGTTTATCAAGCGGCTGCTGGACGGCGCTCAGTTGGATTCTACCGGCTTTGACCGCGATCCGGTCGTCAACGCTTTCAACCAGGGTGCCCGTCACATGGGCATGGCCCTCAAGCGTGAGCTGAAAGAGGATCACTGGGACCATTACCTACTCATGCAGCGGGAATCCCGCCGTGACGATGAGGAGCAGGAGTTGCAGCCCCAGGACCCCACGGTGCAAGATTTCTCTTGATCTGTGTGAGACAGTTAGTAAGAGGATGTTAACTTATGAGTGAACCTACTACTTCCGCAACCGCTGCCCCTGAAGGCAAGCCTACGATTACCTCTCCCCCTAAGGAGACGGTTACGAGCGCTGCTCCTGATGCGGCAAAAGAGCCTACAAAAACCGCAAAACCTGCGGCAAAAGAGCCGGTTAAGGAAGCCGCCAAGGAAGTCAATTATGACGACCTGAAGGTGCCCGATAACACCGACGTCAAGAGCCTGAAGCAGTACAAGGAATGGGCTAAGGGGCTGGGCTTGAATCTGGATCAGGCGCAGAAGCTGTACGACATCCAGCGTACTGGGCAGGAGACTGCCAACAAGGCTCAGGCGGAAGCCATCAAGAAGCAGATGGATGATAACATCGCTGCCCTTGAGGCTGACCCTAAGCTGGGTGGCGAGAACTACGACAAGACCATCATCACCGCCCGGCGCGGTCTGAATGCGTTGATTGAGAAGAAGATCGTCAACGATGGTTTTGTGTCCATGCTGGAGAAGACCGGCCTGCATGTGAATCCTGATATGGTCAAGATTCTTCACTATCTTGGTCAGATGTCCTCTGAATCCAAGGAAGTGATTGGCGGAAGTTCTACTTCCGAGCCTGCTAAATCTGATTGGCAGAGGCAGGTTGAAGCGTTCGCTCCACCTAAGAAAGCCTAACGAAAGGAACTAACCTATGGCTACCTTGGATGCTAACCACCTTACGATGGGCGACTATGCCCGCCGTCAGGATAAGTCCGGCTCTATTCCGGTCATTGCTGAACTGCTGGATAAGCAGCAGGATTTTGTCTCCCGTTTTACCTGGACTCCTGCGAATGAGGGTCACGAGCACCGCTCGCTGTTCCGCACTTCGCTTCCGACCGTGGATCGCCTTAGCCCGAACAACGGCTATCCTCTGTCGAAGTCTGAGGCTACCCCTGTCATCGATACCTGCACCGCCATCGGCGTTGCGATGGAAGTTGACAAGCGTGTTGCTGATTCGTATGGCGAACCCGGCGAGCTGATGGCGAGCGAGGGTCACGCCTTCGTGGAGGCCATGTCGCAGAAGTGCGCTTACGACCTGCTCTACGGCAGCCGCTCGACTGACAAGGATAACATCGACGGTCTGTTTACCCGGTATAATGCCAGCACCGGCAATATCGGTCGGCAGGTCATTAAGGGCGGCGGTTCTGGTTCGGACAATACGTCGATCTTCTTCGGCGTGCTTGGCCCGCAGACCATCCATGGCATCTACCCCAAGGGCATGCAGATGGGCCTGAAGTACGACAAGCGTGGCGAGCAGACCGTTACCCTGTCGAACGGCAATCGCCAGATCGTCTATCAGGACTTCTTCACCTGGGACTTCGGCCTTGTGGTCAAGAACACTGGTGCTGGCTGCCGTATCTGCAACATCGACGTCAGCGACCTGTCGGGCGGCACCGCTGCTGACCTGTACCTCCTGATGACCCAGGCGTATCATCGTGTGATGAAGTTCAAGAACATGGGCAAGGCGGTGTGTCTGATGAACCCGACCGTGTACCAGTGGCTTGATGTCCAGAGCCGTACCGATCAGGCTTATACCCTGACCCGCGAGACGGTTGAGGGTCGTGAAGTCACCAGCTTCCGTGGGTTTGAGATTCTGCCTACGGATACCCTGGCGAACAATGAAGCGACCATTGCGTAATCCATAACCCATAACAACACAACCAACGAAAGGAACATTTTATGGCTTGGAGGGATACTTTTGATACGTTCTCTAATAACGTGGCCGTTACGACCACGACTATTAGCGACGTGAAGGTGATTTCGCAGGGCTATACTGGTGTGAGCCAGAGCAATGCGGTCACTGATGTCGGTCAGACTGGCACTCCCCTTTACTGGGTCGTGCAGGTCGAGGAGGCTGCTACGGCTGCTGGCGCGGCTACTGTGACCTTCTCGTTGGAGTCGGATAGCACCGCTAATCTGGCTACCAGCCCGACGGTTCATGTGACCACCGCCGCCATTGGCAAGGCCACCCTGGTTGTTGGCTACAAGTTCGCCTACCAGCTCCCCCGTGGCAGCTACGAGAAGTACCTTGGCACCCGTTACACGGTCGCCACTGGTCCTCTCACCGCCGGTAAGTTCAGCGCTTACCTGACCAACGCTCTTGATAGCGATATCAAGGTCTACGCTGTCGGCAGCGAGATTGCGTAATGCCTGTGCGTAAAACCCCCGGCGGTGGATACCGCTGGGGGAAGCATGGGAAGGTCTATAAAGGCCGAGGCGCGAGAGCAAGGGCTACGCGCCAAGGCCGGGCGGCTTATGCCGCTGGTTACAAGAAGAAGTGAGCAAAGGGGGTGGTATTCCACCCCCGATGCGTATTAGGAGGATCTATGCCGCTGAATAAGGTAGCCATTTGCAACCTAGCCTTATCGCGGCTTGCCATTGGCAAACGTATTTCCAGCCTGGATGATACCCGTCCTGAAGCTGCGCTTCTGAAGGAAATCTACGACTTCTGCCGTGAGACTGTGTTGCAGGATCGCGTCTGGCCCTTTGCCGTGCGCCATGTGGTCCCTGCCCTGGTAGAGTCTGACCCAACTCCTGAATGGTCGTATAGCTATCGCGTTCCTGCTGAATGTATCCGCCTTGATCGTCTCGTGGAGAACGTGACTGGATCGGCTGGCGACCTTCGCTGGGTCACTGACAGCTACGTTGATCTGCCGCCAAACATTCCATACACCGAAAGCTCTGACGATAGCGGTAGGTTGGTGATGACGAATGAGGAAGATCCGCTTCTTCTCTATACCCATAACATCTCTGATGAGCAGTTGTTCACCCCTATGTTCTCGTCTGCGCTGGCTTGGAAGATTGCTGCGGAAGTCGCTCCTGCGCTTGTCGTGGACGCTGACGGCATCAATCGCGCCATGCAGATGTATGAGCTTGAAATCAGCCGTGCCCACAGCCGCGAACTGCAATCTCTGAACGATACTCCACCTGCCGATTCATCCTTCATCACTGCGGGGTACTGATGCCTAAGTGGAAGCAATTATCCTTCGCAGGGGGAGAATTAGCTCCTGAACTTCATGGCCGAGTTGACACCGTGAAGTATTCAACCGGTCTATCTACATGCCTCAATGCCATTGCCAAGCGTACCGGACCTGTTGAGCGTCGGACTGGAACTCAGTATATCTGTGCGACCAAAGCCACGGACTCCAATATCTCTCTTGTCAAGTTCGTCTACAACAACGATGACACTCTGATACTGGAGTATGGCATTTCCGGCAGCGCTTATATGCGCTTCGTCAAGAATGGTGAGCAGTTGATCGGAGGCATGGGCAAGCGTGCGACCATGGCCATTGATCCCACCCCCATGGTTGTCACCTGCACCAATCATGGTCTTACCACTGGTCAGGTGGTGGATATTGTCACTCAAGCAAGCCCTGATTGGGATACGCCAGAGACGTACACCATTACCCGTATCGATGCCAACAGCTTCTCCTTGAACGGCAGCACGGGAACCGGCGGTCTTCCTACAAGCATCAACATCTTCTTCCGTCTTTCTGGCGTAACCACTCCGCTGGAATTGTCCTTGAGCGGCTATCGTTTGCCTACGTCCTATACACAGTCTGGTAGCGTCATCTACTTTGGGCAGCCTTCCAATTCGTCTGGTAACTTCAAGCTGCTGAGATACAACGATTATGTATGGGAGACGGAGGCGGTTACATTCGCTCCTTCCATCTCCGCTCCGACAGGGCTGGCTTCAAGCTCTGCGGGAACCGCATTCTACTATAAGGTCACTGCCGTTTCAGGGTCCTTTGAGGAATCTTTGCCGTCTGCCAAGGCTGGTTCTACTAACGCCACAAGCACGCTTACCTGGACTCCGGTTAGCGGTGCCCGTGAGTATAATGTCTACAAGAGTGCTGGTACGCAGGATATATTTGGATACATCGGCTCTACGGTCGCCGCATCGTTTACAGATGCGTCTATCACCATAGATTCCAGCGAAGCGCCTCCCGAGCAACCTGACAGCCTGGGCATCGCCAATGCCGTCTGCTTCTACCAGCAACGTCTTTCATGGGGAGGGTTCTCCAGCAATCCAGAGGCCATCTCCATGTCACGGGTTGGCCAATATAGCAACTTCACCATATCCTATCCTTCTGGTGATGCGGATGCGGTGCAGTTTACTCTGGCCGGTCGCTATGTCCAGAACGTGTACCAGATGGTTGAATCTGGCACCCTTCTGACTCTTACCAATGGCGGAATCTGGAACCTGCGCGGCGATGCGGATGGCGTGATTTCACCTACGGTCATCAATGCGCGGCAGATTACCTATGACGGTGCGGCTAATGTGCGCCCCATCGTCATCGGCTCTACCGCCATGTATGTCCACTCCAAGAACGTTGGCGTGTCGGATCTTGCGTTTGATAATAATTCTCAGAGCTATGAGCCGCGTGACCTGAGCGTCTACAGCGTTCATATGTTTGAGAACTATGCTGTTACCAAGTGGGATTTCCATAAATCCCCCCACCATTGCGTGTGGGCGGTTCGTGATGACGGCACTCTGCTGGGGCTGACCTATCACCGTGAGCAGGAGATTTGGGGCTGGCATCGCCATGAGACTGATGGCACGTTTGTTGATGTCACTACCATTCCTGAAAGCACTATTGACGCAACATACTTCATTATCGCCAGAGATGTCAACGGCAGTGTGGTCCAGTACATTGAGCGCATGGCTGATGTCTCTTACAGCGATGATCCGCAGGATCATTGGATGGTGGACTCAGGCGCATCGTATAACGGTCAAAACCTCAAGCCTGATGGCACTACCGGCACTGGATGGATGGGCGTCAACGCTTTGACACCCGGTGAATGGGGCAATGACTACCTCTGCCAACTTGTAAGCAGCGAAGCGTTCTTTACGGCTGCCGAGGTTGGCAATTCCTATATCCTGCGCTTAGGAGCTGAGGAAATCGAGCTTTCCGTTGAGCAGTATTATGCTGCCGATATTGTATATGTCCGTCCTTTGAAGACTGTTCCAGAAGCGTTCCGTCCCCTAGTCCAGGTCACTGATTGGACGCGGTGTGTTGATGAATTGAGCGGCCTTTCCCATCTTGAGGGCAAGACCGTGGTTGCGCTGGCTGATGGCGAGGTCATTGCAGATTTGACCGTCAGCAGTGGAACCATTGACCTGGGCGTCACTGCTGCCAGAGTGACCGTTGGGTTGCCTTATTCTACGGACATTGTGACACTTCCTCTGGATAATCCTCAGCAGACCATCGCTGATAATAATGTCATCATCCAAGAGGTAACGGCTCAGATCAAGTCAACCGGCGTGTTTGAAGCCGGCCCTGATCTGGACACGTTGACAGAGCCTCCTATGCGATTGAATGAGGAAATGGGCGAAGCGACTCAGCTTAATACCGGGAAGTTCTCGTTCTCCATTACTGGTCTTTGGCAGGACTCTGGACGAGTGGCGTTCCGACAGGACAAGCCACTTCCATTCACTTTACTTTCTCTTACCATGAAGGGTAAGCTGGGGGCATAATATGTTACAGCTAATGGGCGCATCCGTTTCCGCTTATGGACAATATAAAGATTCACAAGCTAAAGCGGCGGAACTACAATTCAACGCTGATATGCTTGACATCCAGGCTACTGACGTTCTAGCCGGTGGAGAACTTGAGGCCACCAAGGTCCTGAAGGTCGGCAACCGGATGGCGTCCACGCAGACCGCAGGATATGCCGGTCAGGGCGTTGAGGTTGGCTCTGGAACTCCCGGTCGCATTGTTGAGGAAACGCTGAGAGAGACTGAGGTTGATGCCCGTCAGATCCAGCTTAACGCTGCTCGTACTGCATGGGGCTTGCGTGCTCAAGCGTCTCAGGCTCGCTATCAAGCGGAGCAGACCAAGAAGGCTGGCCGTCGTACTGCTATTGCTACTATATTGCAGAGTTTTTAATAGGTATAATAATCTATGAAAGTCCCCGCTCCTTATGTTTCTCAGGTATCACAGAGCCGCCTGGACACTCCAGAGGCTACCGCTGTACGGTCTGGATTGACCAATGTTGGTCAGGCGATTTCCCAGGTTGGCGAAACGCTTTACCGGGAAGGTGAGATTGAGAAGAAGAAGGCTACACAGAGCCGAGCCAGCGATGCTGTAGCACGCGCATCCGCAGAGATGCGAGCGTTGATTCATAAGACTCAATATGAAAATCGTGGCATTAATGCCCCAAAGGGCAGCGAGATAGCCTATAAGGGCATTGACGAGATTGTCGCTAATCACCGCACAGACCTGAAGAATAATCCTGAGGCATTGGAGTAT